CCGCATTGACAGACAACGGTTATGAAAGGACTTCTCAAAAGTGGTCCGTCACAACTTCCCGTCATATCAACAAGTGGTTAGATGGGGTGCTTGCAAAGGAGCAACCACAGTCATACTTCGACGGACTATGTGCAGGTTTCTAAACTGAACACCAAACCCCCCACAAGGGGGTTTTTCATGCCATAATACTTATATGAAAAACATCCACCTTGAGCACCCAGAAGATAGCATCCTCACAGGCACCCTTGCCGTATTGGATGCTTTTTTAATGACCTGCTTCCTATCCGTGAAAATTGATGGAGCACCTGCAATTGTATGGGGTAAGAACCCAGCAACAGGCAATTTCTTTGTGGGCACCAAATCGGTTTTCAATAAGAAGAAAATCATGATCAATGAGTGCCATCAGGACATTGATCAGAATCATGGGCATCAGGACCACGTGGCAGAAATCCTCCATGCGTGTTTTGACTATCTGCCTTGGACTGACCAAATCATTCAAGGTGATTTCATCGGATTCGGTGGTGCTCAGGAATACACCCCCAACACCATAACCTATGAATTTCCGTTTGTGGTGGATGATGCAGAAATCATCATGGCACCCCATACGGTTTATACTGCTGAGTCAGATTTGAGGGATGCGGTCGCAGCACCCTTGAAAGATGAAATGGTTGACCCTGATGGGCAATGCAAATTCGTTCAACCGATTGCATACGTATGGGATGGGTCATATGGTGAGATGGGCATCAAGGATTTTAAGGAGTTGGAAGAGATGGTCAATTTTGCCAAGGTCATGGCAGGTGCCGTCGAATTCGTGGATGAGAAGGAGGCAGCACGTTATAAGAAAGAATTGAATGCCTGCATCCGTGAGGGTCGTGAAGTTGACCATACCGAGTGGGACAACCCCAACCTGATCAATTTCTGGAAGTTGGTCAAGTCCATCAAAGAGGATGCCCTTGCACTCTGCCGTTATGCCCATGGTCCTGGTGCTTACATCGGACAGGATCGGATTGATTCTGAAGGATACGTGATGCACACTGAATCAGGATCATGGAAACTGATCAACCGTGAGGTGTTCAGTCATGCCAATTTTAGCATGGGGGTGGGTGCATGATGCCATTATAGCACATCATGCGTTCGTGAATTGGACAGTGCCCCCGTTGATCGGGGGTGTTTATATAAAAACCGAAGGAACCCCTAGTCTACAAAGTGTTACGATAGGCAGCTATAAGTCATTCTCATATAAAAAAATTTTTCACTATATAAAAACAGCGTGAGGATTAACTGCAATGCAAAAAAATTCTGGGAAATTTTTGACGACCATAGAGGTTGATACAGTAACAGGTGAGTACTATACCGTTATTCCAGAGCAGTTAATGAATGAGTTTGGATGGTATGAAGAAACAAATTTACAGTGGGTCGTAGATTCCGATGAAATTATAATAACCGAATACAAAGATTAACTTGACAATTACTATATAATGCTGTATGATTCGAATGTAACTGATTATTCTTATGGCTAAAGGATTTACGGTAAAGGCAAAATCGCCTACTAAAAAGAAAGAACAAGAATGGGATTATGATGCAGCAAAAGCGATGGTTAAAGGAAAATCCGTCGTATTTTGCCTACCTGGAAGAGGAGTATCATATGCATATCTAAAGAACTTTGTACAACTTTGTTTTGACTTAGTACAAGCTGGAGCGAGCATCCAGATTTCGCAGGATTACTCCTCCATGGTGAACTTTGCAAGATGCAAGTGTCTTGGAGCAAATGTATTGCGAGGACCGGATCAAAAACCATGGGACGGAAAATTAAAATATGATTGGCAATTATGGATTGACAGTGATATTATTTTTAATTCTGAGAAATTTTGGCAATTAGTATTGGTGGATCAAGACATCGTAGGTGGATGGTATGCCACAGAGGATGGAAGAACAACAAGTGTTGCACATTGGTTAGATGAAGAAGACTTCAGAAGCAATGGTGGAGTCATGAATCATGAAACAGTTGAAAGTATCTCCAAGCGTCGCAAACCATTCACTGTAGACTATACCGGATTCGGATGGTTATTGATCAAGAATGGTGTCTGGGAACACGAAGAGATGAAGTATCCATGGTTTGCACCGAAGATGCAAGTCTTCGAGAGTGGTGAAGTACAGGATATGTGTGGAGAGGATGTCTCGTTTTGCCTTGATGCAAAGGAGGCAGGTTTCGACATCTGGTGTGATCCAAGAATACGCGTAGGGCACGAAAAAACACGAGTTATATAATGGTATTCGGTAGTAAACAGTATTTTTCTATGAAAACTGACGAACAACTGTGGTATGAGATATCAGAAAACCTCAGTGAACTGTCCCGAAGAGACAAAGTTAAATTTAAGGTTACTGCAACTGCCGAAAGTGTTAAGGAAAAGTTAAAATTACTTGAACTAACATGAAAGAAAGGTATAATATTCTCTGTGGGACTCAAATTATCTCTAAAAATCTCACAGAGGATGAATATTTTAATAAAATGGAGGAATTATCACAAGAATTTTATGATACCGGCACTCCAAACCCACAAGATCTTAAAACTGAAATCATAGGAGACTAAATTATGGCAGTAAAATCAAAAACCGGCCTTATGGGTGGTGATTATGTTGAGACTCATCCGAAGAAATCTCGTCAAGGCAATGGAAAGCACACAAAATATGGGTCAACATCTCGTAACTCGGCTCGAAAGAAGTACCGAGGACAAGGAAAATAACCGCAGTGTCTCGTAAGGGGCACTTTTTTATTGGAGAGTAGGTATAAATAAAGAAAAACTCCTTGTCAATGACAATTAAAAGGATATCAAGAGCATTTAAAGATATTAGTTTATCTTTTGAACCTCATCCTATTACTCAAGATTTGCAGATATTAAAAAATGAGAATGCGATTCGTCGATCTGTAAGAAATATTGTAGAAACTATTCCTACCGAACGATTTTTTAATCCATTATTAGGGTCTGAAGTTAGAAGTAGTTTATTTGAATTTGTTGATTTTGGTACAGCATCTGTTATTGAAAGACAAATTGAAATTGCACTTGATAACTTTGAACCAAGAATAGATAATGTACAAGTTCAAGTAGATCCTTTTCCGGATCGAAATTCATTTAATGTTACAGTATTATTTGATATCATTGGACAAGAGTTTCCAACTCAAGAATTTTCATTCCTATTAGAGGCAACAAGATAACATGCCTTTCACTAAATTTACAAATCTAGACTTTGATCAAATAAAGACATCTATCAAAGATTATCTTCGTGCTAATTCAACATTCACGGATTTTGACTTTGAAGGGTCTAACTTTTCAATTTTAATCGATACACTAGCATATAACACTTATATAACAGCATTTAACTCAAATATGATTGTTAATGAGTCTTTTTTAGACTCTGCGACTCTACGTGAGAATGTAGTATCTCTGGCAAGAAATATTGGATATGTACCACGATCTAGAACGGCAGCAAAGGCACAAATATCATTTACGGTAGAAAGACCTTCTGGAGATGTATCGTCCCAGGTAACCCTTCAGAGGGGTCTCGTGTGCACTGGTACTTTAAGTAATAGTTCCTATATGTTTTCAATTCCAGAAGACATTACAAAAACTTTTAATACCAGTGGAATTGCATCTTTTGATAATATTGACGTTTATGAAGGAACGTTCCTAACAAAACAGTTTGTATATGATGGATCATTGGATCAAAAGTTTATTCTTAATAACCCATTTATCGATACTTCGACATTAAAAGTCTATATTAAAGCAGAAAATGATAGTGGACTTGGCATAGAATATTCTGCAGTAGATAATATCATTAATGTAACATCTACATCTCAAATTTATCTTCTTCAAGAAGTACAAGATGAAAAATATCAATTATTTTTTGGAGATGGATTAATAGGTAAGAAATTAGGTACTGGAATTAATGCAGATGGCAATATAATTACTGCTAATTATATTGTTACAAGTGGCATAGATGGTAATGGAGCATCTAGATTTGGATTTTCTGGTAGTTTATTGACTACAGAAAATAATTTTGTCAATCCAACAGATATAGGAGTTACTACTAATCTAGCTTCTCAGAATGGATCTGAAATTGAATCTATAGATTCTGTTAAATATTTTGCACCAAGAATCTATTCTGCACAAAATAGAGCAGTAACTAGTCGTGATTATGAAGCAATTATTAAAACAATCTATCCTGATACTGAATCTGTTGCAGTTGTTGGTGGTGAAGAACTAAATCCACCAGAATTTGGGACTGTATCGATCAGTATTAAACCAAAAAATGGTACATTTGTCTCAGATTTAAACAAATCTAGGATTTTATCTCAATTAAAACAGTACAGTATTTCTGGAATTAATCAAAAAATAAAAGATCTTAAAATACTTTATATTGAAGTTGATTCTGCAATTTATTATGATTATGCAAAAGTAACAACTGCAGAAACATTAAAAACAAAAATAATTAATTCACTTACATCATATTCTAATTCTATAGATATGAACAAATTTGGTGGAAGATTTAAGTATAGTAAAATTCAACAAGTAATTGATAATACGGATACTGCTATTTCTTCTAATATTACTAAAATACGAATTAGGAGAGATTTAAAAGCATTAATAAATCAATTTGCTCAATATGAATTATGTTATGGTAATAGATTTCATGTAAATTCTAAGGGATATAATATTAAATCAACTGGATTTACACTATCAACAGAACCTGGCATAGTGTATTTGACAGATATACCAAATCCAGATGGATTAACTGGTACTATATCAATAGTAAAACCAATTAATAATGAAATAACACGTGTTATTTCAAAATCTGCTGGAACAGTTGATTATGTGAAGGGTGAAATTATATTGGGAACAATAAAGATTACTTCCACAGAACTTGATAATAACATTATTGAAATACAAGCATATCCAGATTCAAATGATGTTGTTGGATTGAAAGATTTGTATTTGAATTTTAGTATTTCAAAAAGTGCAATAAATATGGTAAAAGACGTAATTACTTCTGGTGATGAAATATCAGGTACTGTATTTACTAAAGATTATTATACATCAAGCTACTCAAACGGGAATTTAATAAGAAAGTAATATGATACAAACTGGATTTGAATCTAAGGTTAAGGTTCAGCAGATTATTAACAATCAACTTCCAAGCTTTCTTTTGGAGGAGAATCCTAAATCTGTTGATTTTTTAAAACAATATTATATTTCACAGGAATATCAGGGTGGACCTGTTGATATTGCTGAGAATTTAGATGAATATTTAAAATTAGATAATTTAACTCCAGAAGTAATTGTAGATAGTACATATATTACATCCGGAATATCTGCCACAGATACTACAATTTCGGTTAATAGTACTAAAGGATTTCCACAAAAATATGGATTATTCAAGATTGATAATGAAATTGTTACATATACTGGGTTAACAACAAATACATTTACTGGATGTCAACGTGGGTTTAGTGGCATTACATCATATCATGATGATTTAAATCAAGAAGAACTTGTATTTTCAGATACTACAAAAGCAGAACATATTACAAATGATTCTGTACAGAATTTAAGTTCTTTATTTTTAAAAGAATTTTATAAAAAATTAAAATATACTTTTGCACCAGGATTAGAAGATGTAGAGTTTGTTGAAACGATAAATGCTGGTAATTTCATAAAAGAAGCAAAATCATTCTATCAGGCTAAAGGAACTGATGAATCATTTAGGATATTATTCAATGTTCTTTATGGAGAAACACCAAGAGTTGTCAATTTAGAAGATTTTCTAATTAAACCATCTGCATCTGAATATGTTAGAAGAGAAATTGCTATTGCAGAGGTAATTTCTGGTAATCCGCAAAAATTAGTCGGACAAACAATTGTAAAATCTACCGATTCTGGAACAAGTGCATCAATATCTGAGATAGAACCTTTTACGAGAGATAATAAGCAATATTTTAAACTTTCACTTTTTATTGGATATGATGAATTATCCACAATTCAGGGAACATTTAATATTACACCAAGCACCAAATCTTTGGAAACAGTTGCAATTGGTGCTTCTGTAGTTTCGGTTGATTCTACAATTGGATTTGCCAAAACCGGAATGGTTATATCCGGTATTAATAGTATTACATATTCCAATAAAACTATTAATCAGTTTTTAGGATGTACTGGAGTAGATACTGCAATTTCTGCCGCAGATAATATAAGATCTGATGAAATTTATTATGGATTTGAAGATGGTGATGTTAATAAAAGAGTTGAATTAAGATTAACTGGAGTATTATCTGATTTTGTACAAATATCAGATACTTTACAAGTTTCTGAAAATGATACTATTTCTGTCAAAAATATTGGTGAATTAATTCTAAATCCAGAGCAGAATAAGACTTATACAGAAATTTTTGGAAATTCATGGATATACAACACAAGTTCAACTTATGAAATAGAAAGTTTTGGTCAATCATTAACTTTAACTCTTAAAAGTGAAATTGATAGATCTAGTCTTAAAAAAGGAGATAGAATAGAGATACTTCAAAGAGGTGGATCTGATGATGGCAAGGTGGTATATCCAACATCAGTATCAAATACCCCATATGTAGATCAAGATATCCCTAGAGGTCAAAAATCTGTTAGTTTATCGAATTTTTCTTTTAATCCATCTACAGGTGTAGAATATAGTATAAGAAGAAAAATTAATAAAGTAAGTAGTTCAACTGTACCTGTTGAATATGGTAATAATGTTCTTATTTCAGATATACAAAACGTATATACAGTATTAGATGAAGATTATGCTTATGTTGCATCTAATTCATTACCATCTAATAATAATGGATTATCTATTCCATATGCATATCAAATAACAAAAAATATTAATAGTGCTTCAATAAATTCTCTTTCAAATTTAACTAATAAAAACTCAGTAGGTCAGTATACTACTTTAACATTTGGAAGTAATGTACCTTTTATCACTGGTGATAGAATTTATTATCAACCAAATTTAGATGCTCTTGATGGGTTAGTTTCTGGATCATCATATTATGTTGAAGTTTTAACTGATAAGAAAACAATTAAATTATATAATTCTTTGGTTTTTATTGGAAGTGATAGTTACTTAACTTTTAATGTTCCTAGTTCTGGGATGGATACTCATAAGTTCACTTTATATTCCCATAGATTTAATGAAATTGGATCACAAAAAATATTTAAAAAGTTTGATATACCTGCAAATAATAAGGTAGGTATTAGAGAAGAAACAGTTCCAGGATCAACTGGAATGTTAATTAATGGTGTTGAGATTGTTAATTATAAATCTTTAGATCAAATTTATTATGGACCTTTAGAATCAGTTGATGTAATGAATGGTGGTTGTGGATATGATGTTATTAATTTGCCATCAGTAACAGTTGCTGGATCAGGTACAACTGCATTACTTCAACCAGTAATTAGTGGTAGTGTTGAAAAGGTATATGTGGATGCTTTAGATTATGATATTGAAGATGTTGAATCTATCGATGTTACTGGTGGAAATGGTACTGGAGCAGTCTTAAAACCAACTATTACTAAAAGATCCAGAGAGGTATCTTTTGATGGAAGAGGGACTGGAGATGGTGGTGGTGTAAGTACTTCTATATCTGGAACATCATATCAGATTACATTCTTATCATCCCATAATTTTGCTAATGGACAAGAAATAATTTATGATTCTAATAGTAATTTAGGAATTGGAGTTGGTATAGGAACCTCAACTTTAGTTAATAAAGCAAGTTATTTTGCAAAAGTAGATAATAATACAACTGTTAAATTATTCTATTCTTATAATAACTACTCTCTTGGAATTAATACTGTAGGATTTAATACTGTTAATACAACAGGAATTCATAAATTTAAGACTAAAAATGTTAAGAAAACTATAAGTGAAATTAAAGTACTTGATGGTGGAAAAGGATATACTAATAGGAAGTTAATTGTTAAACCAACAGGAATTTCAACTGTCGATAGTGCAGTTAACTTTAATAATCATGGATTTATTGATGGTGATAAAATTTTATATTCTACAGATGGAACACAAATATCTGGATTAACAACATCTACTGGAATAACAACTACAGCAAATCATTATCAGATTCTTAAAATAGACGATAATTCCTTTAAACTTTCAGATGCTGGTGTTGGAGGAACGATAACTTCTAATTATGAGAGTAGAAAATTTGTTAATATTAGTAGTATTGGTTCTGGATATCAGAATTTTGCTTATCCAGGTATTTCGGTAGTTGTAAATTATACACCAGTTGGCCTTGGTACTACTCAATCTAAGAAAGAAGTTGTTTCAACACCTTTAGTTAGGGGTAGTATTATTGATACCTATGTTTATGAAGGTGGAGTTGGATATGGTTCAAGTATATTAAATCTTGAAATTAAACCAAAAATAACTGTAAAGACTGGTAGAGATGCTCAATTAAAACCAGTTATTGTTAATGGAATATTTAATTCTGTTAATATACAGTTTGGTGGATTTGAATATTATTCAATTCCAGATTTAGATGTAGTTGATTCTAGTGGAATGGGATTGGGTGCAGAATTAAGACCAATTATATCTAATGGACGAATTACAGATGTTAAAGTTATAAGTACTGGAATTGGATATTCTGCTTCATCTACTTCCATTCAAGTAAAATCAAGTGGATCTAATGGCAAATTTGATCCAAATATTAGACAATTGAATGTCAGTACCATTCAAAAGTTTGGAAATGAAATTTTTGAAGAAACTAAAAATAATAAATTAAAATATTGTGTCGGTGGATATTTTGATACATTAAGAGATTCATTTAATGAATCTGCATCTTCTGTGTCTGGAATAATTGGATGGGCATATGATGGAAATCCAATATATGGTCCATATGGACATGAAGATGTAACTGATACAAATTCCAATCCGAAACGTTTAAGTTCTGGATATGGTCTAAGTACTTCTCGTATTGAAGATCGACCTTCTGGATTTGTTGATGGGTTCTTTGTAGAGGATTATGAGTATACCAATTCTGGTGATCTAGACATTCATAATGGTAGATTTTCAATAACTCCAGATTTTCCAAATGGTGTTTACGCCTATCATGCTACAATTGATTTTAGTGGAAATCCACAATTCCCATATTTTATTGGAAATTTATATAGAGCAAATACGATAGAAGAAAATAAGACTAATAATCAATCATTCGATTTCAATAATTCAAATTTATTACGTAATACTTTCCCATATAAAGTATCTGATGAGTATGCGGATAATGATTTTATCATTGAGACAAATGAGATTACAGGACAAAGGGCAATCATTGAATCTATAGACAGTGGATCTGTAAGTGGATTTAATATTATCAATTCAGGAACAGATTATAAAGTAGATGATGTTTTAAATTTTGATAGTAGTGGCACAGAAGGTGGTGGATTAATTTCAAAAGTAGATTCTTTAAAGGGATCAGATATTTTAAATATAGAAACTTCTATAGAGACATATGAAGATGCTATATTCAGTTGGGAAAATGAAAATGAAGTAAAAGTTTCTATTTTACCTCGACATGAATTGAGGAATAATGATGATATTGTTATTTCAGGATTTAGTACATATTTAACAAAATTAAACAGTTCTTATGAAATAGGAATTACTTCTTATTATTCCAATCTTTTATCTCCTATTGTTGGTACGGATGCTTCTCCAGGAGCAGCAACAACAGAAATATATGTTACTCAATTGCCAAAATCTGTATCTGTCGGAAGTAGTATTGGTATAGGAACAGAAACTTTACAAGTATTGAATATATTCCCGAATTTGAATATATTGAGGATAAAGAGAGGTATTCTAGGAACTGCCCATACAGCAACATCACGTATAGATTTTATTCCTGATTCTTTTGTAGTTTCTCAAAAAATAGATTATTTTGAATCATCTGTTAATGAGAAGATATATTTTAATGCTAGAGAATCTGTAGGTGTTGGTACTACACCAGGTACAGCTGGAATTTGCACAGATGCAGTAACATTTGAGTTTGGTGCTTCTTCAATTACAAGAGCTGTTCCGACTCAATCAATTTATATTGAAAATCATCCATTTGTTGACAATCAACCAGTTAATTTGACAGTACCAACTAGTGGGACACTTTCAATATCGACTAATGCTGTAGCAACACCATTTAATTTACCAATATCTGGTCTTACTACTACAGTTTTTGTTGTTAATAAAACCATTAATAGTATTGGAATAAAAACAGGTGTAGGTACAGATCATAATGGTAATCAATATGAAGAGGTATTTTTCCGCAATACTGTTCCACAATTATTGAATAGTGATGAATTTCTTCTTGAAAGTATATTTGCACAAAAGACAGGAAAAGTTCAAAGAATTAATAGTGTAGTTTCAGTTGCAGCAACTCATGAATTAATTGCTGGAGATGTAATTAGTTTGGATGTTGAACCAAAACTTGCTGTTGGTATTGGAACATCTACTGGTGTAGTTGTAAAAAGAGATTCAACTACAGAAAGTATTGTAATTAATCCAATTAAGATTGATCCTTCTGATATTGATACAACAAATAATAGAATTACAGTTGCTTCCCATAATCTAAATTCCGGAGATAAAGTTAGCTATGCAGCGTCTTTACCTGCTTCTGGTTTGTCTACATCTACTTATTATGTTTATAGGATTAATGATGATATTATAAAATTCTCTGAAAGTTATATTGATGCTACAAAGAATCCACCCACTATAGTAAGTATTGCAAATACTGGTGGTGCCACACATAGCATTTCACCTATTAATCCTAGAATTTCATCAGTTAAAACTAATAGTTTAGTATTTGATTTATCAGATTCTTCATTGTCGGGATATAATTTTAAGATTTACTATGATAATGAATTTAATAATGAATTTGTTTCTACAGGAACAACAACTGGATTTACATTAGTTGGTGTAGGAACTGTTGGAGTTACAACAAATGCTTCATTAACAATTAATTATAATACTACTTCTCTGAATAAATTACCAGAACGATTATATTATAATTTGGAGAAATCTGGATACCTGAGTACCGCAGATACTGAAGTAAAGAATAATTCTGAGATATTGTTTATTGATAGTACATATACATCAGATTATGTTGTTTCTGGAGTTAGTTCCTATACTTTCAATATTGCTTTAAACAATATACCAGAGAAAACATCATATATTTCAACAGATTGTTCTACATTTGAATATACTACAAAATCCAAAAATGTAAAAGGTTCTATAGATAAAGTTTCTGTTATTTCTGGTGGTAGTGGATATAAAAAACTTCCTAAATTTGTAGGATCTAATTCTGCTGAAGGTACTGGTGCTTATTTAAGTCCAACATCTAATACGATAGGTAATATAAAACAAGTAAGAATTCTTAATGAAGGATTTGAATACTCTTCAGATAGAACTTTACAGCCGAATGCTAACATATCACCATTAATTGCACTTAAAGATTCAAATACTATTGGAGTTGTTACTGTTACTAATGGTGGAAGAAATTATACAACCCCACCAAATATTATTGTAGTTAATACTGATGGTGGAGAAATAATTGATAATGGAATTTTAAGAGCATCATTATCTGGCAATTCTATTATTTCTGTAGATGTAGTACAGGGTACAAAAGGACTTTCTGAAACTACATCAAAATTATATGCTGTAAATAATACAAATGGAATTAGTATTCAGAAGATTGCACAACAATCTGATACTAAGTTTATATGTCAATTAACAACACCAACTTTAGGATTCTCTACAGATGTCTTTAGTGCTGGTGAGAAGGTTTATATAGAAGGAATACAAAAGGTTGGTACTGCTGGATCTGGATTTAACTCGGAGGATTATGGATATAATTTCTTTACTGTTGAAAGTTATAAGAATTCTACGTTTATTGGAACAATTACTCAAGATGAGGTTACAATTAATGTAAGTGCATTAACAACCAATACTGGAATTGCAAAAACAATACAGGATTCATTTGGATCTATTATAAAGAAAGGTGATTATCCTACCTTTGTTATAACACAAGTATTATCACATTTTAAAGAAGGTGAAAAATTAATTAGCAATGGTGTTGAAAGGGATTTGATTATTAAGAGTTATGATCCAACTGGTTATATTAAAGTAGATGGATCATATGGACTATCTGTGGGTGAGATTATAACTGGTAAAGAAACAGGATCTATTGCAACAATAGATGTAATTGAAGATAATACTGGAAGATTTGTAGTTAAATATGCTAATAAGAAAGATATTGGGTGGGATGATAATACAGGAAAATTAAATGATGATATGCAGGTAGTTGCTAATAATGATTATTATCAAAATCTTTCT